AGAACAAGTGTTTTAGGTTTGTATGCAAGCACGGATAGGCTAAAAAACGCTATCCGTTTTCCTGTTTAAAACCGGAGCCAGATCAAACTGCTTACGGTTAAGCCGGTGGCGTACCCAACCAGTGGGTACACAAACTGCCGGCCCCAGGAAGCCTATCCGTGCCTGCTTTTCTCTTTTTACGTTTTACGCCGCCTGTACCCGTTCGCTTGCCCCCGTACTTTGGGGGTTGGGTATACGCTCTTTTGTTTCTTGTTTTTTGTTTTTTCAATAGGAGCTTCCCATGCCCTCTTCCCCTCACACCCCTCCCTGCGATGATCCCGTCCCCGGCATCGGGGAAATTCTGATCCTCAAGGAAAAGGTCGCCTCGCTCGAAGCCTGGCGGCTTACCACCGAGACCGATCTGAAGGAGATACGCGCCATCATCAGCCAGGTGAAACTGCTGATGAGCCTGTCGATCGGCGGCGGCGGCCTCTCGGTCCTGACCCTGATCCTGACCCTCATCGCGCTCGTCACCGGCTCCAGATAATCTGATCATTTCCATCCTACCAGCTATCAACTACCAGCTACGAGCTTCCATCCCGCCTCACTGCTCTCTTTTTACGTTTTTCGTTGCCTGTACCCGTACTTTGGGTATACGTTTTATTTCCCTTTTGTTTCTTGTTTCTTGTTTTTCCTCGCCTACTTTGTGGTTAAGGATTTAAAAAATGCCCGCTCCCAAAAGTACCACCAACGCTCTCAAACAGGGCCTGTACGCCCGCCAATTCAACGACGACCAGCGCCAGGGGCTTAAGAAAATGGCCTGGGACGACTTCCGGCATGAAGAATTCGCGGCGCGCACCCATGCCGCGGATCTGTTCAACCTGCTGCAGAGCGCCTTACGCCTGCCGGTGGTCAGCGTGGACCATGTGACGCGCCTTTCAGCCTGCTTCGTGGCTGCGATCAACGCCGTGGCGACCAGCGCGAGCATGCACGCCCACCTGAACGGCCAGGCTGAAAAGCCTTTCGATCCTTTATCCGAGGCGCTGGACAATGTGCCTTTCGACGAGGATCCGACCGATGAGCCGTAGCCACCAGCGCGAACGCGCCGAGGCCCTTCTGCGCCATCCGGATCAATTCGCCCTGTGGGGCGCTCACGTGCAGCTGCGCCCGTACCAGGCCGAAGCGATTGCCGCCGTGATCAAAAGCGTCAAGCAGCATCTTGGTCGTACCTTTGTCTGGATCTTCCCCAGGCAATCAGGCAAAGACGAGAGTTTAGCCCTGATGGTCAGTTATCTTCTGACCCATCTTCAAAAAGTTGGCGGGGAGTTGGTTTTCATCAATCCCACCTTCAAACCGCAGACCGAAACCAGCATGCGCCGCCTCGAGGCCAGGCTGCGGACCAACGGCCTCACCCGCGGCAGATGGAATCGTAAGAGCGGATACATTTACCAGATCGGCGCGGCCTATTGCACGTACATGAGTGCAGACCCTAATGCCCATATCGTCGGCGCTACCGCCAATCGGCTGCTGATCGTCAATGAGTCCCAGGATGTGAGCGCCTTCAAGTTCGACAAGGACTTGTCGCCCATGGTAGCCAGCACCAACGCCACCAAGTTATTCAGCGGTACCAGGTGGACCAGCGACACACTGCTCGAGCGTGAGCTTGCAGCGGCCGGCAGCGCCGAGAAAAGCGATAATCGCCGGCGTGTATTCTTCTTCACCGCCGATGATGTGCGCCGGTCCGTGCCGGCCTACGGCCTGCACGTGGATGGAGTGATAGCGCGCTTGGGGCGCCAGCATCCCCTGGTCAAGACGCAATACTTTTGCGAGACCATCGACGCCCAGGCCGGGATGTTCCCGCCCGGCCGGCAAATGCTGATGATGGGCAGCCACAGCGCGCAGCTCTCTCCCCCTTCGGGGGAGAGCGGGGAGAGAGGGAAGGCATACGCCTTCCTGATTGACGTAGCCGGGCAAGATGAGTCCACCGTAACCGTAGAGACGTTGCACGCAACGTCTCGAGACTCCACCGCCCTCAAAATCGTTGAAATTGACCCCTCCAGCGTCCCGCTGTTGGGCAAACCTACGTACCGCGTGATCTACCGCAAGTTATGGACCGGCGCAAAGCATGTGACTGTCTTCGGGCAGCTGCAAGCGCTTGCCGCTGCGTGGCGTCCTCTCCGGATCGTGATCGACGCCACCGGCGTGGGTGAAGGCCTGTGGTCGTTGCTCGATAACGCCTTCGGGGAAGAGGTTGTCATTCCGGTCAAGTTCTCTCCCCAGGTCAAGAGTGATCTTGGGTACGGCTTGCTCGGTATCGTGGAAAGCGGACGGTACCAGGAGTATGCGCCCTTTGATCAAACCTTCCGGTTGCAGCTGGATAAGTGCAGGTCGGAGATCGTTCCCGGTCCGTCAAAACTCATGCGTTGGAGTGTTCCGGATGGCACCCGGGATCAAGCCACCGGCGAGCTGGTACACGACGATGACTTGATTACCGCCGCGCTGTGTACCGTGCTCGACCGTTTTGATTGGAGTATCGGCCTTCCGTCCGTGATCGTGCCAGGCCGTGATCCACTCTTGGACATGGATAGGAACTTTTGATGATTGCTTTTTTCTTTCTTTCCTAAGCCCTGGTCTTTTTCAGGTTCGTGAACCTTCGTGTTCGCCTGCCCCCGGCGTTAGGGGGTCGTGGTGAAAGGTCTTTCTTATGGTCTCCGGTAAAACCCTCATTCACTTTGCCCAAAGCAATTCCCGCTTTAAGTCTCAGTTCGCCTATATCGCCCGGCGAGCAGCCGGCGCAGCTAAGAAGGGCCTGGGGATTGCCGGCTGTCCTTCCTATCCCCATGCGCCTTCGTTCAGCATATCAGGCGTCAAGAAATGGCCCAGCCCATGGGCAGGGCTGAATCCACCCAAGACGCCCAAAGATCCTATCTTCTGCAGTTATCCAGGCGATTGCCCAGGACCGGTCAAAGGCACAGCCACGCCCAAGACGCCCAAACCAAAAAAGCCGGTCACCAACCCGCCCATAATCCCGATTCACTTTGGATGATCAACATGACCCTCGAAGACAAATGGAATAGTCTCTCCCCACGTGAGCAGCAGGTCACCGCCTATTGCCGGCAGGGCTACAGTTATGCACAGATCGCCGATTACCTGGCACTGGATCTTGATGCGGTTCTAAAGTATGCCAACTCCGCCATTCACAAATTTGGGGCACTCAACAAAACCGAAATGGTCTTACTTCTGTCCAGGTGGGATTTTGATGCTTACATTCCTCCCGCCTGGCGCAACGTATTGCCCGCCTATATCATTCCCACGTTCAAGAGAAAGGCCCTCCAATGACTTTAAGAGAATCGTTCCTTAATCTCTTCCGCCCAGCCCAACCGGTCGCAGATCAAGCCGAAGGTGCCGCCAGCCCCGCAACCTTAAGCAGCAAGGTGCAGGAGCTGGACAGCAATTTTTATCCAGGTAACAACATGAGCGCGTTGTATCGTGATCGTTACGACTACGACCGTCAAACCATCCTGGCTGAATGTCTGCGCGCGTGGAGAGTGAATCCAATCGCCAGGCGAATTGTTAAACTCATTTCAATGTTCGTGGTTGGAGAAGGGATCAACGTACAAAGTGATCATAAGGCAACCGCCGATTATCTCGGCCTGTGGTGGAATCATCCCCTTAATCGGTTGGGTCGGTCCGTCATTTCTTTTTGCGACGAGGCCACCCGATCAGGGAACTTGTTTTTCCTGTGTACTGTTGACTCATCCACAGGCATGTTGTTCGTCCGTGCAGTCCCGGCCGATCAGGTTGAAGAGATCATTACTGCTCCAAACGACATTCAGCAGGAACTAGCCTACAAGCCCACGGCCCAGGATGCGCCTCTTTGGCCGGCTTATGATCCGGTCCAGCGTGTCACGCGTGGCACCGATTCACTTACCACCCCTTTCATGCTGCACTACGCCTACAACCAACCCGTAGGGATCGCATGGGGCGAACCAGACCTCGCCCCCATGCTTCCATGGATTGGGCGCTATTCAAGTTGGCTCGAGGACCGTGCCAGGCTGAATAAGTTCCGCCAGGCTTTTATGTTTATTCTTCGGGGCAAATTCCCCGATCGGGCAACCCAGCTTGCCAGGCAGCGCGAGATCAATTCAAACCCGCCCCCTTCGGGGTCGGTCCTGGTGACCGATGAAAGCGAGAGCTGGGGAGTGTTGTCACCCGAGCTGTCTTCCTTCGAAGCCGGCGAGGATGGATTGTCACTTAAGAAAATGATCGCAGTCGGGGCAGGTATCCCGCCGCACTTCCTGGCCGAACCAGAGAGCAGCACCAGGACAACCGCCGAAGCAGCAGGAACGCCCACGTTCCGTGGGCTCGAGCAGACCCAGCAATTTTTCCTTGACATCCTGCGCGAGATCGCCCAGATCGCCGTGGAGTGTCGTAAACCCTTCGACCGTAGAGTTAACACTACTTCCAAGATCGAAGCCGTTGGACCCGATATCACCGAGCGGGATAATTCCAACCTTGCCTTAGCCGTTTCCCGCGTCTATCCCGCCATCAGTGAATTGTTTGACCGCGGCGGGATCGACGAGACAGAAGTTCTACGCATGGTCTATAAAATGGCTGGGGAGATCGAACCCCCGGAAACGAAGCCCATGCAGCGCCGGCCTTTGAAAGCCGTAACTACTGGACAGGCAGCAAGCGGTAAACCCGCCCAGCCTGGAGCAGCCAAGGCCCCCATAGATCCAGGCGAAGCAGACCCAGCCACCCAGGCGGATACCCCTAATCCGTAACCGCCCGTTGTATCGTACGAAACAATAAAAGGTACTTATGCCAGACCGTTCGTCCCCGAAAGGGGATCAAGAAACCATCATTCAACTTTCCGTCAAGCCCACCGCCCAAGGGTTCAACATCCTCCCCATCAATGCCGGGGAGGCCAAGGGCCACGGCATAACCTTTAGTACCCAGGTACTAAAGGACAGCTTGCCCCTGTGGGACAACCTCCCCTGTTTTCTTGACCACAGCTACACCGGCTCGAACAGTGTTCGCAATTTGGCAGGTGCATTACATCTGCCTATCTGGAATGATCAAGAGCAGGGGATACAAGCTTCGCTTGTCCCAGGCGGACCAGGCTCCGCCGACCTGCAAGCCTTACGGCTTGCAGCCCAATCCGACCCGGCCCTAATGGCCGCGGTCGGTTTCTCCGCCCATCTGTATATTCTACAGAAGGACGGAATGGTCACCAAAATAACGAAGGTTAATTCCGTTGA